TAGCTTTCCGTGTCGAGATCCAGGAAGCCCGCCGTATTCACCGTCGAGGCGAAGTCCCAATCGGTGTAGTTCTCGCGCGAGCTCCACCCGACGCGGCGCGAATTGCCGTTCACGCCCAGGAGCACAGCGTGGCGCTCCGGCGTGACGATCACGGCGCGGTTGTTGGTCGGGATCGCCTTCGTCGTGTTGACGCTGCCGCCCGCTCCGGTCGTATCCGTACCCGAAGAGGCGAAGGTGAACGTCGTCAGGCTGGGCGCAGACGTCACTGTCTGCGTGCCGTTAAACGATCCCACCGCGTTGCCCGAGATGACGACCGACTCGCCCACGGCATAGCCGTGGTGGTCCTGCGTCGTCACCGTGGCGACGTTCGCGGCGCGCGTGATGCTGACGATCGGGCTTGTGCCGACAGGCCCAGCCAGCGGCTCGCCAATGTTCCAGTGCAGCAGCCGCCCGTCGCTTGAGGACACCGCCAGGATGTCGTCGCCCCAGTTGTCGAAGGTCCAGCTGAACGACCGCTGGATCAGGCTGCTATTCGGACGCCGATCGGCAATCGGCAGGGACGCCGTGCCGCCCGAAGACGACGCGTTCCCCGCCGTCTGGGCGTAGGTAAACGTCGTCGAGGTCGGAACGCTGGCGATCGTGAAGGTGCCGTTGAAGGACGACGTCGTCACGTCGGAAATCAGCACGGACATGCCCACCGGAAACCCGTGCGGGACCGCCGTCGTGATCGTCACGACATTGGAGGACCGCACCGCCGACGTGATGTCCCGGCTCGCGTAGTCGAGGCCGTACAGGAGCTCGCCGTAGTCCCAGGCGCCGTAGGCCCCGTACTGCGCCAGGGCCGGGCCAACGTAGCCCAACGGCGTCACGTCAGTGAACGACGAACCCTCGAGGATGTAGAGATTGTCCTCGCAGCCGATGGCCCCGTAAGGCAGGTTGTCGGGTCCGGTCCAAGTAAACAGCCCGCGCACCTGACTCGCCAGCGGCGCGCTGGTGATGCGCTGCCAGCCGCCCACCGGCAGCAGCTTGCCGGAGCGCCACCGGATCAGGTTCGCGTCCCAGAAGCGCCCCTTGGCCTGCAGCGGCGTCGCGGGCTTCACGACACCAGGCGGGATGTTCAGCGCCGCAAGAGGCATTAGGCCATCTCCTCTCCGCGAGACAGGTGGGCCGCGAGCATCTCGACATTATTTACGCGCCGCATCCACCCACGACCGAAGACATGGAACGTCGGAAGGCGCCGCAGGAAGGCGGCCCGCTCTTCGCTGTACTCCGCGAGGAATCCGTCAACGTCTTGCGCGCAGGCCGCCCGGATCGCCGCCATCGTCTTAGGCCCCAGGACACCGTCTTGCGTTGTGCCCGCAACCTTCTGGGCAAAGATAATCGCGCGCCGCGGGCCGGAGTTCACCGCGCAGTCGAAGATCACATAGTCCGCGCCCGCCGGTAGCTCATCGCCCCGCACCGCGTCCCAGTAGCGGCTGCGGTAGATGTCCCGCAGCGCCTCGTCGCTGATCTCGCGGAGCTCGTCCTTCGTCACCTCGCGCCCGAGATGCGCCTCGAGGACGCGCTTCGTCACGCCCTTCATGGTCGCGCCGCCAGGATCTGCCGGATGGTCGGACCAGCCGCCCTCATGCTGCAGCACCGCCGCGAGCGCAGCGTCGAAGTTGCCCTTCATCGCTGCACCTTCAGCACCTGACTCAGCGTGTCGTTTTTCTCGCGCGACCCCGCCGAAGATCCGAAGTAGTAGCTGATGATCGCCCCCCAGGCGGTGCCCAGCGTCCCCAACATCACCAGCATCGCCTCGCCACCGTGCTGCGGCAGGCCGTAGGAGATCATGTAGCCCAGCACACTGAAAAAGCCGATCGTGACGGAGGCCGCGAGAAGCCGCGGCGTCCAATCGCGCAGCTTTACCTCGCGTTGCCGCGCGCTGTCGCGATCGGCGCTCGAGATGCGCTCGAGGTCAATGTCGAGTTTCCGCATCTCGACGGCGAACTGGTATTCGGCCTGTTTCAGCGCAAGCAGCTGCTCCGGCGTAGCCGTCGCCGCCGCATGCGCGAGCTCCTCCTCCGTGCCGTCAGGCTTGCCCAAGAGCGCGTCGGACAGCGCGCGCGTCGCTACCCCCGCGAGAGGACCACCCAGCGCGGTGGCGATCGTGGGCGCGACAGTACGGACGAGGTTGAGCAGCGCGTCGGTCATTTGTCCGCCTTCCGCTCGAGGCGCTCAAAGATAGCTCTCACCATGTCCTTCAGTTCTTGCACGTCCGCCCGGTAGTCGTCCTTGGAGACGTACTTCGTTCGGAGCTCCTTCTCGATCTCCTTCATGTCTGTCTGGAGAGCCCGGACACTCTCCCAGACGACCTTTAGGAGCCAGCCGATAGCTGCCCCCGCCACACCAACGACGATGTTGTAGAGATCCTGCGTCAACTTCTACCACCATGACACCAGAAGGACGGAGGGCAGATTAGCGGGGCGCGGTCCCAGGCGCACCCATAATCAACCGGGCGGCGTCGGCCACTGGATCTCCCACGGGAAGCCAGCCTGCCCCGGCACGTCGCGCAGCGCGGCACGGTAGGCCGCCCAGGCTGCAGCGTCGACGGGGGCGTCCGCAAGCTGCGTCCAATCGCACGCGGCAAGCCGGGCGTTGCGGTCGGCCCGCACCGCGTCGGCCTGGCGCGCATCGAGGGCGGCGCAGGCTTCGGGGTCCATGTCCACCGCGATCCAGTTGGTGATCCAGTGCGCGCCGCTCTGGCGCACGCCGTCCATCGCGACGGTCTGGTAGCGCGCCAGCGTCGGCTGCGGCCCCTCCAGCACGGGATCCGCACCGAAGTCGGCGAGCAGTTCCTCGGACAGAACCGGCGGAAAGCTGGTTGCCGAATGCGCAACCCGGAACTCATGGTCGGTGATGACGGAGCCATCGCCCCGGACACGGATGAGCATGATGGTTCTCCTTACGCGATGGCCAGGAAGATGTAGCTGGCACCGTTGGTGTTCGCCAAGTTGCCACCAGCGTTGCTGAGTTCAAAGCCGCTCGCAGCCGTGTCCACCCAGTCGGTGTTGGTGACCTCGGCAGCCGTCGTGTTCAGCGTCAGATACGGATCGTTGCCTGCGACGATGCCGCGTGCGCTGTCCCAAACGTACCAGTCGCCCGTGCTGTCGGTGCGCTTGATCAGCACGAACCGCGCACCAGCCGCGAAGCCGCAGTTGATGACTTGGGTTGCGCCCGTGCCGGTGTAGGAGCCGACCTTGCTGACGCCGGGGCAGGAGGCGAAGAGGTAGGCGACGTATGTGGCCGCATTAGTATTTGTTCTAGCGTTAGTTCCAACCGTAAAAACTGATGATGTGGGATCCGTATTGTTCCAAACTGCAGAAGACGTACTAAATTGAGCAGTCGAATTTAATTCAATGTATCTAGTTGCACCGAGGGATGTGTGATATACAGCCCAGTCTGTTGAGTTAGCACTTCTGCTTTTTACAATCATCAACTCAGGCACAACGCCCAAGTTATGCGCCACCGTGCGGGCAGACCCCGTCCCCGTGTAGCACACCACGTCGAAGAAGCCTGGGGCGCGGCGGAATGTATGATCGACATAATTGTATCCAGACGTATTTATGTCTGTGCTTGCGCCAATCTGAAAGCCGCTTTGCGTGAAAAACAAAACAGCAGTGCTATCCGTAAATTCGGCACCGCTTCCAGTGCTTTCCAAGCCCAGCGAAGCGCCGCGCAAACGGTCGCGCCACTGACTACGAGTTGTGCCAACCGAGCGCGCTCCTTGCATTAAGTACAAATCTACTGGAAAGCCAAAGCCAGAAACATTTGCCGTAGCTCCAGTCCCAACGCGAAGCTGGGAACTGTACACACTCGTCCCGCTCGTCGGCGTCCGCATCGGGCCGCGCCGGATGGCGATGTAGATCATGGTCGCGAAAACAGGCAGCCAACCGCCTGGAGCCAAAACAAACCCCGTAGCCGTGGGTTCAATCAGAGCACGGCCTGTTTCCGCAGCGGTTGCGTTCGGGACTAGTACGTTGTCGGACGCGACGCCAGGGTTAACTGTAAGCCCCCGCATACTATCGACAATGTACCAAGACTCCGTTGTTGATGATGGCTTCACCAACACCCACTGCGGTTCATAGCCAAGGTTCACCGTGGCATTGCCGCTGCCGTCAGTCGTAAACGACCCGCAGCTAATCACATTGTCCGCGCCGGTCGCGCCAAAGCCGCCCGCGTCGTGCGCGAAGAGGTAGGCAACGTAGGTTGCGCCGTTGCTGTTAGCGCCGCCTGTTGGGTAAAAAGCCCCAGAGGTAGGCGCTTGAAACTGCGACCAATTACCTGGGCCTTGTAAGGCAGCAGTTGTATTTAGATAGAGAGTGTATTGCGTCGGATTGACGCCCCCGTTGTAGCTGCGGTGATGAACGAACCAATCGCCGGTGCCGTCGGTCCGCTTAATGATGATGCAACCCGGCACGGCACCCAAGCTATGCGAGATGGCCGTTCCGTTAATGGCGTTCCCCGTATAGGTCACGACGTCGAAGAAGCGCGGCTGCTCGCGGAAGGTCCAGGAGGCGTAGGTCGCAGCGTTGGTGTTGATTTTGGCAAGCGAGCCGATGCTGAAGCCGTTCGAGAGAAAACCCGTCAGGCCCGTCGATTGCGTGGTTTGAGCAGCAGTGGTGTTGGACGCAAGGTCGAAAGTTGATCCACGTGCGGTGTCGTACAGCGCATGAGCTGTCGCGCCGCTGCGGGTCTTCATCCAGACAAGCCCACCCTTGCCCGCCAGATCAATCCCGTTCGTGATCGTCTGCGTGCCGCCGGTGCCCGTGTAGAGCCAAGTCGAGAACACATCTTCGATGTAGGCGGCTTCGGTAGCGGCGACTGCGCCCTGGCTTGCTGAGAACATGCGCTCGCCCCTTACGCCGCGTAGTTCTGGGCAATCGTGCGGCCCAGCCACACGCTGCCGTCAGCCGTGAAGGCGTACAGGTCGTAGCGCGAGCCGGTCGCCGTGATCGTCGGCGCAGTACCGCCGGGCCAGCGCACGGTGCCGGGCCACGTCACGGTTCGGTTGCCGCCGCCGTCTTGCCGCAGGATGAGCAGGAAGCTGCGGCCCGCTGTCGTGGCAGCCGGGAACGTGAACGTGCAGTTGCCGGTGAGCGTTAGGTTCTGGACGGTGCCGGTCAGCGCGATGGTGTAGGCGGTGCCGGTGTTCGCGGTGACGACGCCTTCCTTGTAGTCGCCACCAAGGTCGAAACGCGCGGCGGGCGAAACAACGCCCAGGCCGACATTGCCGCTGCTGTCGATGCGGACGCGCTCGGCGTTGTTGGTCCCAAAGACAAGCGCACCGGCCAGCGTGTTCCACACGTCCATCTGCGAAGACGTGCCGCCGTAGCCAAAGTAGCCCGACGTCGCGCTATTGCTGCCGCCAAGACGCACGATCGACGCGGCGCCGCTCGTCAGGTTCCCAGAGGAGACGACACGGAGCTCAGTCGTCGACCCACCGGCAACTTCCATCTTCGTGTTCGGGGTCACAGTCCCGACGCCGAAATTGCCGGAGCTATCAAAGCGCGCGACTGCCGCGTTATTGGTCCCGAAGATGAGAGGGCCCGCCGAGTAGTTCCACAGAAACGCATCTGTCGTGCCGCCGACCTGCAGCTGGAAGCCGGTGGAGGGCGACGTCCCGGTCGTCGAATTGTTTAGGCTGACAGCAACGCCGCCAGCGCCGTAGACCGTCATCTTCGCGCCAGGCGCATTCGTACCCACGCCCACACGGTCGGTCGACGCATCGGTGAACAGCAGGTTCACATCGTTGTCGCCCTCGATGCGCACGTCCCTGTCGCCGCCGCTTTCGTTGATGACGACAGCGGCATCAAGATTGACTGCGGTCGAGGCATTGATGGTCGAATTAAGGTTCGTCGTGCCGGTCAGCGTCTGGGTTCCGCTCGCATTTAGCGTCCCCGCAACCGCCAGCGTCTTGCCGGAGCCGACGTTGAGCCCCACCGACGTGCCGTTACCGGCACCCGCGAAGACCGCGTCGACGAGATCCCAGTCGCTGTTGGTCTTCGTCCCCCAAGTGTCCCGCGAAGCGCCGACTTCGGGCTTCGTCAGGTTGAGGTTCGTCGTAAAGCTGTCAGGCATTCGGTGCCTCCTAGTTCAACTTGTCCCACGCCTGCGGAGGCGTGGACTTAGGCGTCCAGGTTTCTCCGGCTACGGGGGCCGGAACCCAAATCTCAGAAGCCACAGGCTCGGGCTCCCACAGGAATCTCGCGCTCGCCGTCATGCTCGCCGTCACTGGGATCACCTCAGAGACGGGCCGCACCCTCCGCACCTCGGCGGTGAAGGAGGAGAAAAGCTCGATCAGTTCTACCGCGCTGAAGGTGGCGTTTCCAGACGAAACCATCCCCGACTGCAGGACGATCGCCGCACCAGCCTGGCGGCCCCTCTGGCCCTCTGCGGCCATGTCGGAGGCCAGGGCGAACGTCGCGTCACTTAGGAAGGCGACGTAGCCGTCCGCCTCCATGTTGGATGTCACGGCAGCCGTCGCACTCGCCTGGCG